TGCCTCGCCCGTGTCAGGGTTGCCCTCTGTCCAGTCGCGCAAGAACTCAGCCGGTCTACCAATGGGGGTGAAGCCCATCGCCAGCATGCCCTGGAGCGCTGCCAGGCGCGTCCTGAACTCGCCCCAATGTGATTGCTTAGGCAACTCGTCAATCAAGCCCCAGGACACTGTTCCACCGCTCAAAGCCAGAACGTCCTGCGAGCCAGATTTCCCGACGATCAGCGAGCCATTAGATAGCTCGATGACCTTTGACCCACCGCGCGTATAGCCTCGATGCGAATCATAAAAGCATCGCTCTGCCACTGCGCCAGGCGGCATGATCTCATGTATCTTTTGTGACCAGTTAGCCCAGCCTCCCTTCAGGTCTGCGGTCATCACCCAGCCCAGATTCGGCGCGTCTGGCGTTTCCCTGAAAGGGTGCGGTCTGACGCCTGAATGCCAAAGAGCCTCCGCACATAAGCTGCGAGACTTGCCGATCTGATTGCCGCCGATCAGCAACCGGCGCGGGTGTTGTGACGCATGAAAGGCCCGCTGTGCTGGGCTCATGCCGCCCTGGCCTGGTGCGGCTGTCTCATATAATGCCAACCCGTTGGCCTTGATGGCAGCACTGGCAGCCTTGAACCGTGACACATCAATCACGATTCACCCGCTGGCATCCAGTAGACAATGTGAGGCCCGAACCATTCCGCCAGGGCGCAGTATTCAAACTCATACTGGCCGTTCTCTAAAGCTTCCCAACCCAGATCAATGTCCAGATACATAAAAGCCTGGTCAACATCCGAGCCCCATCCAGCACCCTCAACCAGCGTGCCATCTGACAACTCCAGGCAGAAGCCGAACAGGGTCACTCTGCCACGCCTCGATTCAGCGCAGCCAGAATGATGTCATCGGGTAGCTCAGCCACGTGGGCAATGATGGCCGCCCTGCCTTCTGCGGTGTTGGGGTCCACAAGCTCAGATGTATCAACCTCAACGGGCTCATGCACTGCCTCCCTCCTGAAGTTGTGCCGCCGCTCCAGCATCCAGGCCGCAGCCGTCCAGGTTCCATCTTGGGCCGCCTTCTTGATGACCGCCAGGCTATGCGCCGCGCTCTGTGCTTCAGCCCTTTTAAGAGACTCAAAAAGCTCAACGTGCTCAGGGTTGCCGGCCTTGGCCTTGTCGCGCCACTGATAGAAACACTGCTCACTGATGCCCGCATACTGTGCCGCCAGCTTGTTGGTCATCCCAAGCTTGATGCCCTCGACCAGCCGCGCTTTGGTTTCCTTATTCAGCTTCACTGATTCCCCCGTGCCGTGCTCGTATGATGTCGCAGTATCCGGGCTCCCGCTCGATGCCCCAACAGGTCACGCCCTCCAACTCAGCCGCGATCAACGTGGTGCCACTGCCGCAGAAGGGCTCCAGCACTATCGCTCCCGGTGGCGTCACCAGCCGCACAAGCCAGCGCATCAACGCGGTGGGCTTGACGGTGGGGTGATGGTTCTTCACCTGGTCAGCCGTGCGCCCTGCTCCCGCCCGTGGGTTGTCCACGCCTGCTGTGCCTGCCTTGCGCTCCACCGCTGCCGCTCCAGTCTTGCCCGGTAGATCCTCACACCCTGCCTCCCGCTCTGAGCGTGAAGCCTTGGGGCATTGGTAGATATTCGCGGGCCATCGGCCGCCGGGATCAACGCTTGAAATCGGATTGACCAGCGCACCGCCCACATAGGAATCCTGCCAGCCGCTAACAGATCTCGGGCCTACCTCTTCGTTCGGTCCAGGCCAAGCCGGATCACCGTACCCAATGCGGCACCCGTCCACGTTGATCCCGCCCGTGCCCCACTTCAGCACGTTAGCCGCTACCGTGCCTTCGAGTGGCTTGCGTGCCAGGATGGCGGGCTCTTGGCTTGGCTTTAGCGCCGTGCCCCAGCCCTCCCACTTCTTGGCGTCGGCGGTGATTGGATTCTGGTCGCGCTCTGGGTTTTCTGGTGGGCAATAGGATCGGCCACCAGACCCGTTTTGGCTTTGGTATGATGGCTGCGATCCGTATCGTGATTCCCCGTGGTGGGCATCGAGCGCCTTTGACACGTCCAAGCTCTTCGGGAAGCCTTGCCACTGCAGCCAAGCAATCTGATCGCGTATCTCAAAGCCCGCGTCCTCAATCGCAACGGTCAGCCTGTGAACGGTACGCGTGGCAGCAAAGGCGATCAGATGCCCGCCAGGCTTGAGCACCCGCAGCGCCTCCACCGCAAAGTCTTCACCCGGCACAGCACAGTCCCAGCCCTTGCCCATGAAGCCAATGCCATAAGGCGGGTCAGTTACCACCGCGTCCACGCTGTTGTCTGGTAGGCCGCGCATCACCTCGATGCAATCGCCACAGGTCAGCGTGTGCCGCCCAAGCTGGACCACTTCACCCGGCTGTGTGATGGCGGGTACATCTTCCGGCAGTGCGTCCAAGTCGCCCAGGTCCGCCTCCATTGGTAGCTCTTCAGGCTCAGCACCCAGCGCCATGATCTCAGCTAACTCATCCTCAGACCAGCCCAGACCATCCAGGTCAACACCGTCAGCGCTCAGCTGTAACAGGACACCAGCCAGGCCGTCATCGTCCCAGTCTGCGATTTCCCCGACCTTGTTGTCTGCCAGTGCCAACAGCTTTGCATCTGCTGGATCAAGGTCCATATACCTGACAGGCACCCGGTCTAAACCCAGTTTCAACGCCGCTTTTAGCCGAGTATGCCCAGCAATCACCTCGCCATCCATGCGGGCAATTATCGGGCTGGCAAATCCAAACCGCTTGATTGATGCGACAACTGCATCAACAGCCTCGCCGTCGTTCTTTCTTGGGTTGTCTCGCCACGGAGTTAGCTTTGATGTGTCAACCCATTCTGCTGCTATTTCTTGTTTCATGCGGTCCCTCGTTTCATTTGTAGCATGATTCACCATTAGCGAAAAGAGGCGCTTGGCTCCAGTCTCCACCGCTGCGGCGCGTCAAAGCTTCAGCCATTGAGCCCGTGCCAGGAAACAGATCAACAAGACTATCGCCGTCTTCATAGCCCAACAGATCAAGAATCCAATCACAAAACGCTTGAGGCTTTGCACCAGGTAGGCCCTTTTTCATTGTGATGTTTGCTGCCACCCAATCGCGAATTGTGTCTTCGGTTCGTTCACGTTTGCGAGCACCAAAGAAGATCACAGGTTCCCAACAATAGCCAGGATTGACACCAGGCTTGAAGACTGCAAAGGGCTTGACCCAGGCTGCCACCCGTGCGCCCTCTGGGCATAGCGGCAAAATGTGACGCAATGACGGAGCACTTAGCGACATAGCCCACCCGTCGAATTCTGCGAGCTGTTCGATCAACTGTTGATGTGCCTCGATTGAATCCCAAACGCTCGCCTGGTCGTGGTGATTTTTGTAAAACTTCTTTCCGCATCCAAGATAGGGCGGATCTGCATAGGCGAACCTCATTTCGCTGCCCTCCCATAGCTTTGAGCCAACGCAGTCCTGACCATTCGATCCCAGGTGTCTGGCTTGCAAGTGGCCTGCAGGTCTTCCAGGTCAGCCTTGACGGCTGCGATCTGTCGTTCGCTGTAATGGCTCAGGGCTGGCGGTTCATTGGTCCTGCGCGGTGCTGAGTAGGTTGACAATGAGGTGCCCATCCTGGTGACGGTGGCCAGCTTGGGCTTGGGTGGCGGCACCCTGGATAGCTCCAGATATGTGGTGAAGTTGGACGGCCTCAAGACCGTATCGATGCCATAGCCGTTATCCCTCAGATACTGTGCCCGCTGATGGCTGGACTGCAGCCACCACTTGACCACCGCTACAACGTCCTGGGCTGTGTGCTCTTTCAGCCTGGCCTTCAGGGTGCGTTGTCTGGCGTCCGTCAACTTGAGAGGCTTGGAGCGCGAATCCAAATCAACCCTGACCTGATTGAGTTCAGACCATAATTGTCTGACTGGCGCGAGCCTGTCTGACGTAATTGTGTTCTCTGTCTTTTGTGTTCTGTCTTCTGTCTTCTGTTTATATACGCGTGGGGACTCTGGCTGGACTTCGGCTGGACCTCCGCTGGACCTCGGCTGGACCCTGGGTATAATAATATCAGGGGTTTGCATGTCAGTTTCTGGACCCTGGCTGGACCTCCGTTGGACCCTGGCTGGACCCTGGCTGGACCTTTCCCATTTTGCGCCGTCTTTCATTGCGTTCCTGGCGGTCCTGTCTGACCATCCCCAGCGGGCCCTCAGTGCTGGCCGTCCTGGGCGCTTGGTTCTGCCCATGGCTTCCTGGTCTGCCCACCATCTCAGATCTAAATAGACGGCCTCAATGGGCCAGGGCTTCTGCATTGCTTCAACGATTGCCGGCCACCATTCTGTCTGGATTGGTAGCCATGGCGCTGTCTTGTTTTTCATCTTTGTTCCTTTGTTAGTGCTGCTCCAAAAGCGCCAGTGGGAGCAACCCCACCGGCTGGGCTTTCGCCCGCTTCTGGAACAAAGCAAGCCCAGACTATCACGAATCCACAACCGCGCACACCTCGATCTCAACCCGTCCAGGTTCACCCGGCGCCGCCCACCGCTTCAGGGCTACCAACTCCACCACCAGGTTGTCATCAGCCAGCACCCTGGCCTTGACCAACGAATCCAGCACGATCTTGGCGACATTATCCACATCGGGCTTGGATGTGCAGATGGTCAGATGCTGCCTGCACTTGGCGCTCATGTAGATAGTGCGCTTGCGGTACGCTACGAGCTGAACCCGACAAGGCCCGTCCAACGGTGGACGCCTCCAATGAGCCCGCAGGACTATTGCCGCGTCCCTTTCCCACTGGGCCGTCTTGGGCGGTGTGTATGCCCTGGCGAACTTGCCCGCCTTGGCCAGTCTGGGGCGCTGCTTGCCCATCGGTTCAAGGGGAATTGTGCAGGTCCATTTCATTCGCGCCGCTCCTGGTTCAGACGTTCTAGATAACCTGTAGAAATTCTAAATAAATCCACAGGCTCGCAGTGTAGCGTTTTCGGTGTGGTTCTATAGAAATGATCCGATATTTTCAATGAAATGTTAGACGTGTGTTCTACGTGTGTTACAGTGTTGTTCGACACAGGAGTCAATCAAATGGACATTCAAAAACTTGGACAGCAACTTAATATCGACTTTAGCAACGATTTCAGCGAGAAAGCGAATGAATTTCTCGAATTGATTGTTAGCGAACTCATTTCTCGCCCCTGTGAGTTTTTCTCAGAGCAAAAAACGCTTGATCACAAATCGATTGAAAATTTGGCAAATGAAATCGGCGAAGATTTTGATCCAGAGGGCGATTTGTTTGAAGAGTCTGACAAGGACATTGCTCGCGAAGCAGCGGTAATTTTGGCTTGTTGGTCAGTTGGAACCAATCTTTGGGCTTAGTAAGCCAACCCGCCTACAGACCACTGGTAAGAAGAAACGCGCGGTCCCCGGAAGGTGCAATGCCTTCCACCCACCGCCCTTCGGGGCACCCAGGGCGCAAGCCCAAAGGAGTCAAGACAATGGATAAACAATGGATCAAGGTCGACAAAAACACCTGGACGATTGACCAGGGAGAGCACGATTTCCAGATTAGCCGCGACGAATATGGAATGTACCGCCTGTTCACCGGATACGACAGCGCCCGATTTCGCAGTCTTGCCCAGGCGAAAAGACTTGGGCTCCAGATACTTTCAGATCGAAACGCCGCTTAACCACCCACCGCCCCGCAAGGGGCACAACCACCAAAGGACCAAACACCATGGAACGCGAATCCTTAGTTGAAGAAGTAGAAAAATGCCAAGCGGAGATCAAAAATTATCGCGATTTGTCTAACAAATACACAGACTTCACGGAGAAAGACCTTCGCAAGCGCGGCTTAAACAGTAGCGATCGATCCCATTCAATTCATCATTTCGAAGAAATGGCGCACTATGCCGAAGGCTTTTTAGCAAAAGCAAAAGAAAACCTCGAACATTTCGATGCCCCAAGCCTCGATTGGTAACCACCCACCGCCCCGCAAGGGGCACCCAGGGCGCAAGCCCAAAGGAGTCAAGACAATGGACAAACAACTAAAACGAGCCCGCAGGGAATCCGGCCTCGCCAGATTCGAGCGCACCACAAAGGGCTGGAAGATCCCAGGCACCCGCGCAGCCGGGCAGCACGCCAACCTGACGGCCCATATGAATCGCATTCTGGATCGCATTCGGAACGCTGAAGGCGGTGCTCAATGAGTAAACTACAAGCAACCGTCCAAAACTGGATAGACCAACAGATTGAAGAGGGCTACACCTCAGCCCTTTCTGACCTCATGGAGCACGGCTGTCAATCCGGCATGGTGTCTGACCTCATCTACTACACCGACACCACAGCCTTCTACCAAGAGCATAGGCAGGAGATTCAAGCCCTTATCACAGAGCTGTCAGAGGCAGTAGGCAGGCCCGTAAATGGCCTGCTCCGAGGCTGGGATAAGTCGGACCCATTTGCCAACGAGACAACCAACCAAAACCTACTGGCTTGGTTCGGCTTTGAAGAAACCGCTCGCCAACTTGGGGGTGCTCAATGAGCGACTACGACAACTGGAAGCTGGCAGCGCCCCACCAGGACGCGCCACCGCTGGATGCTGAGTGTGAGCAGTGCGGTGCTGAAGACTATCAGGGCAACCTGGTGAACGACCTGTGCCAGGGCTGCCTGGATGAATCGCCTGAAGCCTTCACTGAGCGGTCCCTGGATCTCTTGGCTGAACTGACCAACAGGACCAACCCAAGGGAGCAGGCATGAAACGCTACAACTGCAAAAAATGCAGGGATACCGGCTGGACTTGTTGCTTATGCTTAGTCTGTGCCTTGGCCTATCTTGGCTATCAGAAAGCACCCCATCCTGATGTTAGGTGCGAGTGTCAGAGCAGGGCCAAGCCAAGGGAGCAGGCATGATCGACGCAATCGGATTTGTCCTGGGCCTGGCGGCCATCACATCACTGTTTTTAATGCCGGGCATGTAGCCCACAACGGGCGCAAGCCCAAAGGAGTCAAGAATGAAAGACAAAATGCAAAGGGCCCTCAAGGAGGCTGGCGACTGGATGATCAGCCGGGAGCTTCATCTGGATGATTATGCGGGTGTGATTAGCATCACCCTATCCCCACGTGAACAGTTTCGGATTCACCTGACGGAAACAGCAGCCTTGGCGGCTGGGTGTGGTGTCGGTGATAACGTCAGCGTCAATACCATTGAACTATCAAATGGCGAACTGTTCCAAAGCCAACAGGATGATGGCGTCATGGTGTCATGGATAAAGAAATGAACAAATTAACCGGCATCAGAATGCCCAAAGACCTGCTCGATCAAGCAGATCAAATCACAACCAAGTTGCAGGGCACAGCCCTCAGCGATTTTGGCGGGAAGATCACCCGCTCTCAAACACTGCGCCGCGCCATCAGGCTCGGACTTGCCGAGTTGGAACGCCAACTCAATGGAGTCAACAATGGATAATTTGAATTTCACAATGGGCGGTGACACTGCCTCCCTATTTGGAGCCTTGGCGAAAGCCCAGGCCAGCATGGGCGCGGCCAAGAAGGGCGCGAAAAACCCGCACTTCAAAAGCACCTTCGCTGATCTGGCGTCAGTGCTTGAGGCCATCCTGCCGGACCTGAATGCCAACGGTCTGGCCCTGGTGCAACTGCCGGGCTTCGGTGATGGCATGGTCACCATGACCACCGTCATCAGCCACAGCGCTGGCGGTTGGATTGCCAGCCAAGCGAGCACCCCATTGGGGCGCGGGTCTGGCCCTCAAGCGGTTGGCTCAGCTATCAGCTATTTGCGCCGCTATTGCGCTCAGGCTGCGCTCAGCCTGCCAGTGGTAGACGATGATGGGGAAGCAGCCCAGGGCAGCTACCGCAAGCAGCAAAGCCCAGCACGCCGCACCGCAGCCAAGCATCCAAGCTGGGCGGGTGATTACAAAGAGTTCATGGCCAACGCCAGCAAGCTGGTGGATTCAAATGGTGGCGATCTCATGGAGGCCATCGTCAAAGAGGGCAGCGCCCTGGGCCATACCAAACGCCCCAGCGAGATGACCACCAGAGAGCGCGGGGACCTGCTTGCAGACCTGCGTGGGGAGATCTTCTAATGCTGCGCGATATACCTGACCCGGTTGATCTGGGCTTGACAGAATACGAGCAGACCCTGACCGCCCTGGAAAGGGCGCAGGATGCCACAGGCTGGGTCTTTCACCGCAACAACCCTAATGTATCGCTGGAGTTGCGGCGGCTGGCCCTGGGGCTACTGGACGCCGGCCACAGGCATTACAGCATCAAGGGACTATTTGAAGTGCTGCGATTCAATGCGGCGCTGAAGACCACTGGCAAGCCCTACAAGCTGAACAACAATCTAACGCCCTTCTATGCCCGGCTGCTGATGGAAAATGAGCCGCGCCTGGTAGGGTTCTTCCACACTCGCAGGAGTTCCAATGTCTAAACAATCCACATTCCAAATCCAGCAGGCGGCCTATGCTTGGCTGGATGCCATAGAAGCCAGCGATGGCGAGGTGTCCGATGACGCGCAGACCCAGCTTGAGATCATCCTGGGAGACGCTCAGGCCAAGGCCACTGCGCTCTTTTATGCGCGGCAGCGGTGTCGGTCAATGCAAGCTGAAGCCAAGGAATTGGCTGCGATTGCGACGGTACAAAAGGCCAAATGGAAAGGTCATGAAATGCGCATCCTTGGATTATTGCGCAATCTGCTTGAGGCGAAACAGGCGACTGGGGAAAAACCCCAGATCGCTGGCCATTGGGGTGCTGCGCATCTGCGCAAAACTCAGACCCTCAAGATTGAAGACGAGGAACTGATAGGGCTGGAGTGGCACAAAGAGAAGACCACCACCAGCATCGACACGGTGGCCATCAAGGCCGCCCTCAAGGCTGGCCAAGACGTTGAAGGCTGCAAGATGGTGGAGCAGGTCAGCGCCACGATCAGAAGCAAATAATGGAAGCCCACAGCCAAACCACTTAAGCAAATCGAGCAGCATGGGGATGCTGCGGGAAAGGGAGCCCGTCAGGTTTTAGTCCGCCTGGCGGGCTTATCCCTTTTTGCTAGAAGGGGATCTGCTCCGAATCGCCGTTGGTCTGGGCCTGTTCGGTGCGGTCCCGCTTGCCCACGCTTTGAATGCGGTCAGCCACGATGTCGACAGATTGGCGTTTGTTGCCGTTCTTGTCCTCGTAATCCCGCATGGTGACAGCGCCTTCCACAAGCACCTGGTCACCCTTTTTCAGGTACTGAAGCGCATAGTCCGCAGACCACCTGAATGCTGCGACGTTCCACCAGGATGTCCCGCCCTCTTTGGTGGGTGCTTTGGTAGCCAGGCGCAACTTGGCCATGGTCTTTCCGTCGCGCATTTCTTTGGGTTCAGGGTCTGCACCAAGATGGCCGACCAGAATGATTTTGCTGTACATGTTTGACTCCTTTTGTTTGTCAGCGGTCAGCATAACCCGCTGAGAGCCGGATGGGACGCTGGGAGGGACTCAGCCTTGAAAGGGCGCAGAAGAAAGCCCACCCCACCCGGCAAAGCTCAGGCGTCGTCACCCTCCACCGCATCAGCCTTAGGCATATCTTCTGCTTCGGCTGGTGGGCTGTCCGCATCTTTTTCTGGTGACGCCTCTGGTCCAGGTTCCTCAAGTGGCGCATCTGGCGTTTCAGCCTCGCCACCCAAATCTAATTGGCAAGATCCCCAGCTCCCTGCCACGACGATCACAGATCCGACCAGGGCGATCTTGGTGCCCTTGCGCAACTCGCTGATTTGTTGTTTTAAGTCCACAGGTCTTTCTCCTCAATTAATGTATATGTGAAAG